GTGCTTTTGTTTACGATGCGTAGTGCGACTTTAAGGAACTCTCTCTCTGCGCTCTTGAATGTTCCCTCGCTATCTCTCGCTCTTGTTTCTGCGCTCCACCATCCATCACGATAGATAACCGCACTTCCCGTGTCGCTTGTTGACGAGCCACCGTTTCTGTTCGGCATCCCGCAAATGGTGAGAACGGAATTATAGATATAGTCTACGAGAGTTTGTGTTTCCGATTGATTGAGAACTGTCGAAATGTAGAACGCATCGCCCTCTTTTGGAAGTCTTAAACCGCCATACGCTTTTGCCATCGCAAAATCTTCATCGGTTGCGTCCGACCCCTTGATAACAAGGATTGATTGAATAATCTGCTCTATTCCGTCTACTCGGTTACTCTCTATAGTGTTTATGCTGTCGAGAAGCGGGAGGACAATCTCAAATGCTCCAAGACGGGCTTCGTTGGCGGGATATTCGATAATTGGAACTGCGCCAAGTTGGTGCGCTTCCCACGCCACGATTTCGTCCTCTACGACTTCAAAATAAAACTGATTTGTATATCCAACGTATTTTTTTTCGCCCTCTTCCGTGGCAAGGGTGGTAACGCCCATCATTCTGTCGTTGCCAAAGCCACTAAAGTAGACAACAAATGTTTTCATCGGGTCTAATGTGTAGAGTTCAAAGGGGGCTTCGTCTGTTTCAAAGCCGACTTTCTTCTTCATCACATCTTCATCGGGCAAAATCATTCTGTAAGCAGTTCCGCAGATTGTATTCCATGTTACGATGGACTTGTCTTTGGCTTCCTTGTCCTCATAGCGCATAAAATCGTTAAGTTGAGATACGAAAGCCGAGTATTCGTCTGCGCCTTGATTTACATATTGGACGGGTTCACCCATCAAATATCCAACCTTAAACGAAACAATCTCGTTGGCTCTGTTCTCAACGATTTTGTTATTGATTTCCTCACGCCATTCTTTTGTTCTTCCGAGGATAGGTTGCTGTCCTTTGTAATACTGGTAAAGGTACTCTATGTCCTTTGCGTTCTGCTCATGCGTCTTTGTCGCTTTAGCGAGAACATCAAGCACGTTTTCCCTTGTAATTTCAGCCACATCGGTATAAATTACCGTCCTACCCGCAAGGTCGGTTCTTTGCGATAATGCCATAATTTCACCTCTTTAACCAATTTATACCACTAACGTATATTATTGTCAAACATTTCACGGTTTTAGAACGGTCTTTTGAAAACCTCTATCTTGTTTCCACGACCAAACACCATATCACACGCCATAGCAAGGCTGTCGGGCGCATCATCGTGCTTGTTTTTACCTACCGCCTTAAAAGAATATAAGTTCTGCATGAAGAGGTCGTAGGGCTTACTCCTTTTTTGGCTGAAAACGAAATGCTCTCTAATCTCGGGGGCTTTGTCAAAAATCCTCGCTTCTTTGCTCTTGGTTGTGGGAGCGGGCTTTGTGGTAAGGTTAATTCTAATGCCTCTCTCCCTTAATTTTTCCTTTACCTCCGTGGCATAACTCTCTGTAGCCTTGTTTGCCTCTATTTGCATCGCAGAAACCCCATACTTTTCTACTGCATCGCATAAAAGTTTCTGTGTGATGGATTTATCACCGTTGTCGTAAACCACATCCAAAACGTATACATCCTCGCCATAAACCGCACAAACGGGGCTTGATGTAAAGTCGCCACCACCAAAAGCGGGGTCAACGGGCATAACAATTCTGTCGGGGGCTTCCTGTGGCTCTTCAAGAAAGAACCTAAAGCCATCCGTAGTAAAGAGCGTTCCTTGTCTTTCGATGGGTTCTCCTTGATACTGGGCGAGCCACGATGCCATATCGTTATTTCGCTCAAAAGAGGCTCTCCTTTGGTGGTAATAGTCGGTTGAAAACCCTACGCCATAAAGGTAGTTGAAGTTGCTTTCGTCCTTTTCGTTAAGAGCGGGCAAGTTTATTATCCTTACTCGCCTTTTCTTGAACTTTTCATCCGTGTTTAAGAGTTCCATGCGTAAGCCTGCGGGGTCGATATTAGACCACCTTGTACCGCACCATAGAATTTTTGCGCCCTCTTTCGCTCTCGGGAGCAAATTGTTATCCACCTTGCTCCATGCGTTTATCATTCTCTCGGGGTTTAATGCCTCTTCAATACCGCCTATAAGGTCGTCCGAAATCAATATGCCGTTGCAATCGCAAGCACCGTTCAGCGTACCATAAAGGCTTCGGCACGTTAAAGAGGGATAGTGCTTTCTCCTGTCAATGTTTATCGTTTCTTCCTGTGCGTTTGTTTGCACAATCTTACTGCTCGGGAATATATCGTGCCATAAATAGGTCGTGTCGTCTGTTAAAATCTCTAAAACACCGTTGTAAAACGCCCTCGTAATGTAATCCGAGTACGCAGAATAAAGATTGCTAGAGTTACTGTTCCTCCCGATAAGCCACGTTACATAAAAAATCAGCATCGTGGTCTTTCCTACTCTCGGTGGCTCGCTCAAAAATAACTCGTCCAACTTATCATCGGCAAGGTCTTGTAATCCTTGCACAAGTGGTCTTAAAACCTCTCTACGGGGCAAATAGAACCTCTCACGGGGTTCTCTGTCTATCTCTAGGTACTGCAAGTAACTGTCAAAATCATAGGGCGCATCAAAAAGTAGCATCCGCTTATAAAGGTCAAACAATTCCCCTACCTTTTCCCTCTTTCGCATCAACTTTACTACATACTTCCTTGCCTCTAAACTTTTCTTGTGCGCAAACTCGAAATCCTCCCCCTCCATATTCCTTATAGCATCAAATAGGTCAAAGTAGTATTCCTCATCCTCTCCGCCTTTCTTTATCCACCCTATTATACCGTTTACTACCGCTCTTCCCATTATTCGTACCTCCAAACGCCCTTAGATACCTCGACAACCTTTCGCCCATTTATCATTCGATACCCTTTTTGTTTTTCAAAAAATTTTTCGGGTTCGGGTTTTTCCTCCGTAATCTCAATCTTCTTGTTATTTCCATTTCTTGCCACCCTCGGTACACTATCCACTACCCCTATAACTCTTCCACCTCTCCTTACACATACTTCACATCCCATAGCCTCTAATACCCGTACAAAACTCTCCACCCTCATACTTCTTGGTCTATCTACAAGATGCGATACTCCATCTATCCCTTTATATCCCAATACCTCCGCTATCATCGTTTTATTAAACCCGCTCTCTTTCATTACTGCGTATATTATCTCTTTCTCTGTCATTATTCACTCCTTATTCATTATTATTCATATTTCTTGGTGTTACCCCCGTGTTTTTTCTGCCTTTCTGTATAAACTGTGCATATTTCGAGGTATAAAGTGCCTTTTTAGTTTTGCGAGTGCTGAAAAGCCCCAAATGGGTGTTGTCGCTCTTCCACATCCCCCCATACCCATGAATGTTATTGTCTGCCCTTCCATATATTCCCATTATGCCCTTATATTCCCTATTTTTCAATGTTTCCAAGCCTTGCCATTTTTGGAACGCCCGTGTCCGTGTAGAGCATGATTTTTGCTGTTCCATTTTCTCCCTTGTAAAAAAGTGGTATGTTGCTAAAAACTCCCTTGTAAAAATATGGTTGTATAATATCATGGTTCAATATATATCAATGCTTTAGTGGTGTTTGTTTTGTGTGATGGTAAAAAATGGGTTTTCACATTTGAGGTTATTTTCCGTTGATTTACGCCACTTTTTTAGTTGGTGGGTCGATACTATTCCATTATAGTTAAACTTGCCTAATACGTCAATATAAACCCTCCATTATTTTACAATATTATTAAGAATAATTAAGAATTAAAACACTAAAAAACACTTGACAATTATATAATTGTATGATACACGCATACCCCATTAAAAAATGGTAAAAATTACATATAAAAATATTATAAAAACCTATTGACAAGTATATAATTATATGATATTATGATATTGTCAAAAGAATATAAAAACCGATTGACAATACCATATTAAAAAAACACTAAAAAGTTATAAAAAACTATTGACAAGTATATAACAATATGGTATACTAAAGTCAAGGTAAAACAATAGTAAAAAGTGCTTAAAAGCACGGAAAGGTGGAAAAAATGAAAGTTTATAACATGACAAGCACAAAAGGGAATAAGGTTCCCTATCAATTCAAAATTGAAAATGGTGGCAAAGTATATTTTCAATCATATAATAGCATTGTAGCACTATGGAAAGGCTACCAACTTGAACTCGGGCGTGACTGGGATTATAGCGTGACCACTATGAAATATCTAAAAAACTTTTTAGAAAGTGAATGTATACCATTGCACAATGCTAAGGAAATACGCAAGGCAATAAAAGATGGGTTTTCCACTTATGACAACGGCGTAAAAATACTGGTCAATTACAATGAAAGACTGGGCATATAGCACACTGTCAAAATAGGTAAATTATGGGATAGATGGGCTAACGACTATACGGGCATAGGAGGATATTATGAACGCTACTATATGCACACGGGCGTTATGGGATAATAATGGTCGCAAGGCTTACACTGGCTATTATATAGCGGTCAATGGCAACGATAGACCGCTGTATGTAAAGAATATACGCAAGGGCAAAATGGCTCTAATGACAGACTACGGACAGGCAAAAATCTATACACTGGCAACGG